CTCACGACCAAGTGGGAAACCTCGTAAGGTTTTTTCTCAAATGGTTTATAAAATCAATGTCCAGGGCATGCCTGAACGCTAACGATAATAATGATCTCTACTCAATTGAACTCGTTTTTAGGTGTATTAGTGAGTTCGTCAACACCTTACCCGATCAAGCGGGGAGTGCGTGCCTAGCCAATTAGACCACGCTACTAATCAAGTGCGGCCTGATATGGGTCCACACCTTCTGCAACTGGTTAAGGGACTAGTGCGATAAAGATGGGTTATTACTAATCACAGACTCCACACGATCCTACACCTGAGAGTCGGAAGGAACCAGTTCCCTAACAACAGTGTTCCAATACTCCAAGCGAGGAACATACTCCAAATTCACACTAATCTCTACAAATCCTATATGCTCTGAGGGCGCACATCCTGTCAACATAAGTGCTACATACGCGGAATCTCTTGCCGATCCGGTATTGGGGGCCAACAGCATATTGTCACCCGGATCCATTGGCAACCATATCATCCTTGCACTCTTCTGAATATCATTTGTTTCGTGATACATACACTTTTCCAGTACAGCATGGTTTATACCCTCGAGCCCTGCAGCATTCCTGTACACATCCTTACCTGGAACGAGAGCGATGGTTCTTGACCCTTGCTACTTCAAAGCGTTCTATGTGAAGTGGTATCTCATAACTGCAGATACAACCCTATACTTTGCTATCACGTTGGTGCTCACCATGGCTTTTGATTCTCCACCCCTCCATGCGGCATGACCAGACAAATCATGGCCATCAATATTGTCTACACAAGCCAATCTTCCTAAATCATTAGGATACATACACACCACTGCCTATCCCTTATCGTTCGTCTTTACGTCGAACTTCTCATAATGGTGTATTGTGGCGGTCGGTACTGCAAATCTAGTAGGTATTCTACCACCCTACGTCACTTCTGGCATGAGGACACTTTAGGCATACTTGTCTTTGCCCTCCTTATACTGAACCAAGCCGAAACTATGGTTCCCTACTTTCTTTCTCGACTAGATAATCTGCTTCTTCTAGTCCTTATTCTTAACTTTCTTGCTCTATTTATTATTATTATTCATTGTTGTCGTGTTTATCTCTACTATATTTTTATTTTTGCTTTAGAGCTAACTTACAGGGCCAAATCCCGCGACATACGTATCAGGTTTCGCAACCTCACAGGGAATCTCGATCATATCCCCAATTCGACTACATTCTATGGCATGTATCGCCAGATCTACGTACTGATGATACGATAGCCCTAATGCCTGCATCTAATAGTCGTCAATCTTGTTCTGCAGGTCGTCATCGACCTAGAACTAATCTAACATCATTCGATGGAGTGATATCGTATTGAGAGCTTCACCTAAGTCCCAAACCTGGCCCATCTAAATTCTGGCCATCCCTATGACCTTGTTTAATCTGGGACCGATCTCCTATTACAGGAGAGTCCCTATGAGGTAGGAGTGCTAAAATGGGTTTTAGCAAATTGATCTATTGCTCCCAGTGTAAAAATTTGACGTGCCTAGCGCCTTGATGAAGTCCCGAACGATAACACTCTCGCCTTCTTCTTTCGAAGAGATGGCAAAGCATAGTTTAGAGCAAAACTCCATATCCACCCAACTTTTCCCCGTTAACACCTCCTTATAACATCCGCCTAGTCCCTTGATCTCATATTTCTTAGCGTCTCTGACAGAGCCATCAAAAATACAGTCCTTCAATCGATCTGCATACTCCCTCGGAACTAGGGTTATAGCGTCATCACCAGCTGCCATCAGCCCACTTCTGTGCTACTATTTTAATTATGGTTCTAGTTTGAATCCGTAAGGCGACGCACCCTGACGGATTTTATAATCAAAAAGCGGAATATCATCCAAACATCCAGCCTGATGCATCCAATAGCTGAAATACATAATAGTCCTAAGCGTGTTACCCACGGTGGTTCTAGTAGGATGACCGCTGGGAGTGGTTCCCTTCACGGATTACGTTAAAAACGTCTGATTTTACCACTTATATTTAATCTTCGAAATCTTGCCCAGTTATAGTTCCAGGAGCTTTGAGGAGACTCTCTTCGAGAAATCAAAATATCTGGTCAATATCGGCCAAACCTTTCTATAGTATTAATCATCGACGATCTCTAAGATCTCCGCCCATTGCGTCGAATCGAACGCCGATCCATCCGCGGAAACAGGTACGCAATCAGGCACACTTCTCGCAATTTCTCGATACATATCTGAGAACTATTCTCCATTCAGTCCACTGACGAAACATGGAGTGACATTTTTCAGAGCCGAGATATGGAATTCGTTGGTCCACGTGAGCAATCCTATATAATCACCTTTAGGATTTTATATAGGACGGATTCGTGTCTTCTCTGTCCGGCACCGACCATTCGTATCGATCTCCAAGGAAGGAGCCAGATGTTGTTCACCATTCTTCGTCATTACTTCGAAAAAGCCCTTGTAGGCTTCTTCTTCACCTATCAGTAGCTGCTTCTCGATCTGCTCACGGTACAGTTTTTTCTTCTTTTAACTCCAATTCGGATGCTCCGCCAACCAATGCTCAACACCTAATGTATGCGCACCATCAAAGAAAAGTTGTATCTAGTTTACCAATCGGTCGATTTATCCAGTGCAGAACTCTTTAAAGCCTATCAGATACTAAGGATCTGGTTCGCATCTTGACGATAAAAGCCTAGATGACATGGAGTATAACAAGTTGGTCAGAGATCTGCTGGACCACTCATAAGCTTTCATCCCTTTGATAGTGAAACCAGACTAAAAAGGTTTTCTATAATCAGGTTTCTCCCTCCTGCACATATCATATATCTATGCCTTATCCACATGCCACACCTCGTTGACCACTGCTCTACTCTCTGTCATATCAATATCCCTAAAAACGTGGGTCTGGTAATAGAGGTCGCGATAGTCCGTATACTCATCCTTAACCGGCATCAATCTCGGTTACCTCTTAAATAAGGTCGATAAAAATCTATCCTCTTTCCTTCGTAAAGGCTGATCCTCTGATATCTTTAGAAATAGATTGTTCAACTATTGAATGCTATCCGGTTCCAAATTAGCATTCAACGCTTGATAGAAGGTGGATATATGCTACTATTTAGGCATCCATGCTGCGAATGCTTTGAGATCATCAAGCTTATAGCAGAGCTTGACATCTTCCTTCAGCTTGAGCCCGGCCACAAGGGGACCCTCATAGTTCATCTACTCTGTGACTAAGCGCTCCCTCTTCGAGGTCAACATGAGGTCCAATATACCCAGTTCATGACCACTTCTATACCGAACTGGTCTGGCATCCGGGGCGACAATGCCCACTATGAAAGGCAAAGTTTCTTGGAAATGTTGATACCATTTGGACTTGAGAACCATGGAAGAGCTATCAAAATTTATCTTCATCAAAGGCTTCATACATTTTATCTGCACGTTAAATGCAGAAAGGTGGGATTGCAAAACCACGCTGCTCTTTTATTTCCTTGCAATCTCTTCAACAGTGGTGGCTCCTTTCAAGACATAGAGATGTGCAAAAACTGCTGTCCAATCGACCTCGCAGTTGCTATTCAAGTCACGCACCCTCCTTTCAACTATGAGCTCCTTCTTCCATGTTTGCATCCTAAACCCAAACCAGCCTCTGATGCCTTCTTCCCACATCTAACTTTCATCTCG